CCAGAAAGCAGCCGGTCTAGCTACTCGCGACCAAGCAAAGACTTTTATCTATGCATTTATCTACGGTGCAGGTGCGGCCAAGATTGGCAGCGTTGTGGGTGGCACAGCGAGGGATGGTCAACGTCTGATCGACCAATTCCTTTCTAACGTACCGGCACTGAAGAGCCTACGCCAACGGGTTGAACTAGCAGCAGCACGTGGCTACATCCCCGGTCTAGACGGACGAAGGCTAAAGGTTAGATCGGCACACGCAGCACTTAATCTCTTGATTCAAGGGGCCGGTGCTGTTATATGTAAGCAGTGGCTGGTCCACATCATGCAGCTTATAAAGGAGGAAAGAATAGATGCTTACTTAGTTGCCAGCATTCACGACGAGTATCAGTTTGATGTCAGGCGTGACCAAGCTGATAGATTTGGAGAGTTGACAAAGAAAGCTATGAAGATGTCAGAAAAAACACTGAAGGTTCGCTGTCCTCTAGACAGTGAGTACAAGATCGGAAACAACTGGGCGGAAACACACTGATGGTTCAGCTAACAGACGCACAAAAGCAGCGAGGAGAAGAGGTAGGCACACGCCGTTACAGAGTAAACAGACAACGGAATGTAACCAACAGGCTTGTGGCGGTAATGGATGTTGAGGAGCAAATACAGAATGACATCTACGGCGCGATGGCAGAGGTGTTTGTCGCTGACCTGCTCAACGTGCCGTGGAGCGGAGAGGCAGATAGCCCCGATAACATTGCGGATGTTGGTGAAGACATTGAGGTAAAGTGTTCACAATATAAAACCGCCCACCTTATTGTCAGACCTCGTCGCCACCGAGCAGACCCGACTGAATACATAAAGTCACACAGATATGTTCTTGTAACATACGACAAAAGAAGTCTTGACTTTACATTTGTGGGCTGGATTGCTGGCGAGGAAGTCATGCAAGATAAGTTCTGGAAGAAGGACTCTTGGTGGGTTCCACAAGCAGAACTAAACAAGGAACTTCCTCATGCCTAAGATAGAACTAGAACTTACCTATGAAGCTGTTGACGACATCGTTAAGAGGGGACTGCTTGAAACCCTTGACTCACTACACAGGTTCCCCTACGATGACGACAATGCTTTGCATGATTCGGTATTGTGCGTCCTTGAGTACTTCTGTTCGCCAGATGAATATGAAAAGATTATGATATCACTGCGTGATCAAACGCTATGGGATGGGCAGGAAGCCGCACAACTTAGCTTCGACTTTTAGAGTATCAGTATTCTCCACGTTAGTGAGAGAATACAGTGATACTCTTAGGTAGGTTAAAAAAGATGTTGACAGCCTACCTCAACTGATCTAGTATGTACGAATTATCAACAGCCACCGTTGAGTGGCACATGCGAAAGGAAACTAATATGACTGTAATTACTGGCCGTGCTTTCTGGGCTTCCGTTCAGGCTCCTAACACCACCTATGATGCTGATGGTGTATGGACGATTGACGTATCGCTGGACCCCGACAACAAGAAGCGGGTCGAGGAAGATGGTCTTCGCACCAAGAACAAGGGCGATGACCGTGGCGACTTCATTACCATCAAGCGTAAGGTAATGAAGAAGAATGGGGAGAAGAACGACGCACCTGCTGTCGTTGACTCCATGAAGAAGCCAATGCCGAATGTTCTTATCGGCAACGGCAGCGTAGTTAACGTGAAGTACCGCACGTATGACTGGACTTATCAGGGACGTGCTGGCATCAGTGCAGACCTTCAGACAGTGCAGGTTGTTGATCTTGTTGAGTACAGCGGCGGCAAGGGAGGCGACGACCTTCCTGTTATCGAAGGCGGATACAGGCACGGCACAGACATTACGGATGACGTTCCCTTTTAATCCGTAGTATCAGCACACACGGGGCTGTCTGAGCAGAAATTGAGACAGCATTGGTTGTCTGGGGTGGGCGGGACCAGACGGCATAACAAAAAGAAAGGTAATTATGTCTAACTCAAAAACAATCGACACCGTAGTAGATGATATCTACGCACTGTTCACGGACGAAAACGAACTTACGGTATCTGACGAAGACATGAAAGCCTTCGCGGAATCCGTATGTCAATCCATAAAAAGAAGCATTGAAGAAAAGAGAGACAGGCGGGAAAACTTACGCATGTCTCTTGTGGGACACCCCGACAGGAAGATTTGGTACGAAGTCAACGGTGCACCGCAAGAGACACTTTCTCCCCAGAACAGGATTAAGTTTCTGTTTGGAGATATCCTTGAGAGTATGCTTATCCTGCTGACAAAGACTGCTGGTCACAGCGTGACTGATGAGCAGAAGCGGGTTGAAGTCAACGGCATCGTCGGACACATCGACGCCAAGATTGATGGGGTGCTGGTTGATTTCAAAAGTGCATCCTCATTTGGCTTCAGAAAATTTAAGTACGGACACCTAGCAAGTGATGATCCGTTCGGCTACATTGCACAGATATCTTCTTACGCAACGGCGGAAGGTGCTGACGAGGCAGGGTTCCTTGCCATTGAGAAGCAGAGCGGTGAACTTGCATACCTACGAGTCCACTCACTGGAGATGATAGATGCAAAAGAAAGGATCGACTCCGTTAAGTCAATGGCTGGAAGCAGCCAGCCTCCCATTCGTTGCTATCCTGATGTTCCTGATGGCAAGTCTGGCAATCGCAGGCTTGACACTGGCTGTGTATATTGTTCTTTTAAAACGCATTGTTGGGCAGACGCTAATGACGGTAAGGGTCTACGAGTTTTCTCCTATTCAAATGGTGAGAGATACCTTACTAGAGTGTCGAAGGAGCCTGACGTACCAGAACTTTCTGACGCTGTTCTGTAATTATGCAATCAAAGCCAAGAAAAAAATCAAGAAAGAACGGTCTAAAGAATAAAAAATTTAGATCGACTTCTGAGGCGACAGTCGCAGAACACCTTCTTGTTCTTGGCGTACCAATTCTATACGAGACAGAGCGTGTCAAGTATCCGATTATGAAGGTGCGGACATACACCCCTGACTTCATGCTGCCTAATGGCGTGTTCATTGAAGTCAAGGGGTGGTTCAGACCACAGGATCGTACCAAACATTTAGCTATTAAGGAAGCAGTGCCTACACTTGATGTCAGGTTTGTGTTTGACAATCCAAATACAAAGCTTATGTCAAAGTCAAAGAATGGAAAGACATATGCTGACTGGTGTGAGCAGCACGGCTTCCTCTACTGCAAACTATCTGACGGCATTCCCAAAGAGTGGTTGGAATGAAGACAGATATCTTTGTAGAAATAGAAACATACATGGAGGAGATAGGTTCACCTGAAAAGGTTCTGTTCCTTACTGTCATCCTTCAAGCGTTGCTAGACGCATCCAAGCCTGAGACGGCAAACGAATCAGAACGTGCCAAGATAGATCGTGATCGTGCACAAGCATGGTTCTTTGCCAGTGTGGGTGTAACCGCAGAAGACTTTACCATTGTATGCGACATGGCTGGCATTGATCCTGAGTACGCCAGAACATTTGCTTACAAGGTATTACGATCTAAGGAAATAGAGTACACTCGCAAGAAGATCAACTCAATCTTATCCAAAGACTAGGGAAACACATGCAATACAAGTTTGACGAGGGTCTGTATCTAGACGAGATACAGGAGTACATCGACGCAACCTACACCCAACACTATGCGTCAAGTAAGTATCAGGCCACCGACACCATCCTAGACGCTGGCTATGGCGACGGCTTCTGTATGGGTAACATATTGAAATACTGGAAAAGGTATGGAAAGAAAGACGGGCGTAACAGGAAGGACTTGCTGAAGATCATCCACTATGCTATTATCATGCTTCATGTCCATGATTCCCTAACCCCAGATCAGGAGTAGCCCATGCCTCACTTTCGTTCTAACGAAAACCCTATGTTTCGCTCTAAATTCAGCGAAGATATCTTCAAGCATAAGTACGCCCATCCGGGGTGTGAGACTTGGGCTTCCCTTGCTGCCGTGCTGGTAGAGGATGTTTGCCAGCACAACATGACCAAGGAAGAGAAGGCTACTCTGACACACATGATTACTGACCTAAAGTTTATTCCCGGTGGTCGGTATCTTTACTATGCTGGCCGTCCCAATAAGTTCTTTAATAACTGCTACCTTCTTCGTGCAGAGGAGGATACACGTGAAGATTGGGCTGATTTGTCATGGAAGGCAGAGTCTTGCCTTATGACTGGCGGTGGCATTGGCGTTGACTACTCTGTGTACCGTGAGGAAGGGCGTGTCCTTAACGGCACTGGTGGGTTATCCTCCGGCCCCATTCCAAAGATGCAGATGATTAACGAGATTGGCCGTCGCGTCATGCAGGGTGGTAGCCGTAGGTCAGCCATCTACGCCAGCATCAACTGGAAGCATCCAGACGTAAGCAAGTTTCTTGTTGCAAAGAACTGGTACGACATGCCAGTTGGTAGCACAGGCTACACAATTGGGCAGGTCAAAGAGCAGGACTTCAACTTCATTGCCCCGCTGGACATGACAAACATCTCTGTTAACTATGACACTGAATGGCTACTAAACTACTGGCGTACCGGAGAAGTTGGTGACGTATTCAAGAAGAACGTACTACAGGCACTGTCAACCGCAGAGCCGGGGTTCTCTTTCAACTTCTTTGACAAAGAAAATGAAACACTTCGCAACGCATGCACAGAGGTAACATCAGAAGATGACTCCGA